ATAGGAAGGGGAAAGAAAGGACAGAGCCCATCAACTGACCGTTTCGTTGGAGTGAAACGGCTGGACCGCGAAAGACAATATCGTCAAGGACGTCCCTACGATGCGCCCGAACCGGTTTCACCTCACCAGTGAAACGCTCGGGAGCGGAGGGATTGCCAGTCAGGCTCGATGAGGTCAGAATTGAGGGTGTGACCTTCATCTCGACTCGTAGGCTTGGATAGACGAGTAATTGTTCGGTGAGAATGGAACCGATATTTTCGCGGAGGGTTCTCTGATCAGGATTCGGGAAGGATTGGGACAAGATTTCGTCAAGAAAGACTCTTGATAAGCGAATGTCCAGTCCATCCGTAGCGGCCGAGTAATCACCTGACACGAAGTCATCGCCGGGATCACCACCTAGAAGATGGTGACGGGCGACGAGATCATGGATGATACTCTCCGAGATGGACTCTCCAATCAGTCGAAAGACTGGTGAGGAGCGAAGATGAGACCAGAGGGAAAGCTGAAGAGGGCGGGCAAGGTGGGAGGCAATGGGATCCATGGCTGTGATCACTCGGACCTTTAGAGGTTCGAGAACTTCGACGACGCGGGCGATACGATGACTCAGAGGGGCCTTTTGGGCCTTCTCGAAATAGTCGAAAAGCATAACCGTTTTGTCGTTGTGTCCGAAATGATCAGCAGCTCGGATGTGGGCTTCCCACTTTCGACGGGGGTCAACGGTGTCGTTGAACCGATCCATCGGGACGCGGAGGGCTTCTTCAGGCGTCCACCTCGATCCGAGTGATATCCAATCAGTCGGACTTGGAGGAGGTAGACCACGGTCGACGATGACGTAGCCCGGAGTCGGCTCGCGGAAACCCAAAAGGGAATCCGCTTCCGATAAAGGAAGGTAGTCAAAGTCAGGGGGATGCCCGATGGACGCAGCGTTGATACGACGAATATCCTCGCGGGTCCCTCCCTCCCCTCGAGTGCAGAAGGTGGAAGCACTAAGGGAGGGTTCGAGAGCAGCGGCCTTGCGGCCGGTGTTCGGAGCCTCAAAGCCACGAAGGAAGGTCCGGATGAAAATCCGGGCTCGGTCCAAATCGGGCGATGAAGTGGGGGGCTCCGAAAGCATCTTTCGATGTTTCTCGAGGGCTGCCTTGACGAAGGAACCTGGAACCGGGGCAAATGCACGTTTCGCTTGCGCGAAACCGTGTGTTACCCGATAAAAGGCGAAGGCGTCAGGGCGAGTCGTGTCGTACGTCGCAATGCGACGTAGGAAACGACCCGTTTGGCCACTGAACAATGTGGCCGTGGGGGAAAGGGTCCAAGAATTTGGACACTTAGGGAAAGGGTTACGGAGCAGACGCGCCGTAGGCCAATCCTTGAAGTATTTCGCGTTGGAAACGAAATCCTCTTCCTTCCACTTCTTCATCTCGTCTAAGACGGTGAGCGAGTCCTCCGCGGGTTGGTGACCGATGTAGTCGGGGTCACGAACAATCGGGGGAACCGAAGCGTCGAGAAGAACGAGAAGTGTGGCACGGAGTCCTGAAAGGGAATGGACGCCGTGGAAATCCACGGAAAACGCGGCCCCGGGTTCCTGAGGAATGGCAAGGACTTTCCCCGAAGTATCAGTCGGCGGAGGACACTCTTGAGTGACCAACGTCGAGGGGATATCTTGAGGGGAAGAATCGAAATGCCATGCGGGATTAGGAACGACCCAACCCCCCATTTCTGGATCGGGCCAGTGGGGGGGAGGGAAGAGCGGAGCAACCAAAGTAGTGGCTCGCCGAATTAATTCGAACTCGAGAGGGTTCTTGGATTCGGCGATATACAACCATTGCTGAGGGGGAAGGAGGAG